AAAATATAGAGTGGACAAAAGAAACTCTTGAAGAGTACATGCTTTGTAAGGAGAATCCTGAACACTTCATTCGAAATCATGTCCGTATTGTTCACGTAGATAAAGGGCTCGTACCATTTGATATGTACCCCTATCAAAAGGACATGGTTCATAAATTCAGCGACAATCGTTTTGTGATCTGTAAAATGCCTAGACAGACAGGTAAATCTACTACTATTATATCCTTTCTTCTTTGGTACGTTCTATTTAACGAAAGTGTTAATGTTGCTATTTTAGCAAACAAAGGAATGACGGCAAGAGAATTACTTGCGCGGTTACAACTTGCTTACGAACATTTACCTAAATTTTTACAACAAGGTGTACTCACATGGAACAAAGGTAATATTGAAATAGAAAATGGTAGTAAAGTGATTGCGGCCGCAACTTCTTCTAGTGCAGTTCGTGGTAGTTCTTTCAATATTATTTTCCTTGATGAGTTTGCTCACGTGCCACAAAATATCGCGGAACAATTCTTCACTTCAGTTTATCCTACAATATCTTCTGGTGAATCAACTAAAGTTCTAATCGTTTCTACTCCACTCGGACTTAATATGTTTTATAAGATGTGGGTAGAAGCAGAAGAAGGTAGAAATGATTATGTACCGATTGAGGTTCATTGGTCGGAAGTGCCTGGTCGTGATGGAAAGTGGAAAGAAGAGACAATACGAAACACTTCTGAGGTACAGTTTACACAAGAGTTTGAATGTGAATTTGTGGGATCAACATACACGTTGATTGCTCCATCGAAACTCAGAACAATGGTATTTAAACCCCCAATACATGAAAGCAACAATTTATTTGTATATGAACAGCCTATTAAAAATCACACATACGCATTAGTGGCAGATACTGCACAAGGAAAAGGTGTAGATTATTCAGCATTTAATGTATTTGATGTTTCTCAAATGCCATATAAACAAGTTGCAACCTATAGAGATAATACCATTTCTCCTATGTTATATCCAAATGTGATCTACAATGTGGGGAACAAATACAATATGGCTCATGTACTTGTTGAAGTAAACGATATTGGATCTCAAGTTGCTGATACACTTCACTATGATTTAGAGTATGAGAATATCATGATTATTACTATGAGAGGGAGAGCAGGACAACAAATAGGTGGTGGATTTGCGAAGAACATTCAATTAGGATTGAGAACAAGTAAACAGATCAAGAGAATAGGATGTGCAACTCTTAAAGATTTAGTAGAACAAGATCAATTAATTATATCTGATTTCGAAACTATTAAAGAACTTACTACTTTTGCTTTGACAAATAATACATATCAAGCTGAAGAGGGTGCACATGATGACTTAGCAATGACATTGGTGATCTTTGGTTGGTTAGTCCAACAGAGATATTTTAAAGAGATGACAAATATGGATATACGAAAGAAAATGTGGGAAGAACAAATGGAAACGTTAGAACAAGATATGTTACCATTTGGACTTATAGATGATGGTCTGGAACAAGAAACATTTGTGGATAATGATGGCCAGAAATGGGATGTAGTAGATGATGCTGCTCAACGAGTGTATTACTAAATATAATAATACATTTAAAAATACGAACATAAGGAAACAAAAACAATGGCAAATCTTCAAGCGACAAAATTTTCCCGTGGAATTTTTGAGAAAAAAGGAACATCTAGTGTTAGTGGAACTACTGTAACTGTAGATTTAGCAACTGGTAGTTATTTTGAAGCTGATTTACAAGGTCTTTCAGGAGCCGTAGGAACATTTACTATAAGTAATACAAACGCTGTTTCTGGACAGGCACAAAACTTTATGTTGAAAGTTATTCAAGGAAGCACCGCTCGACAATTTACTTGGTCAGGAATGAGTAGTATTAAGTGGAATTATTATTGGCTACCAGGCACAGGACAGGTACATAGACCTACCATCTCAACAGGAAATGATGATGTGGATATTTTTTCGTTTACTACTTTTGATAATGGAACAACATGGTATGGAAATATTGTCGGACAAGATTTTAGTTAATTAACAAACGGATTTATATCTTCAAAATTAACTTCAGTAGGCGGATTGTTTATTTCTTTTATTAACTCTTCAATTTTATTAATTAAATCAGGTCGTTCTTTCTTTAATCTTACTAAGAAATTGATAGAGCCTGATTCTAATTGAGCAGGATTAACAGAAATTCTTTTACTTAATCTTCTTTTGTCTGATAATTCAAGGTGTTCTGGATTTACACAAGAAGGATTAAAACATGTTTGAGTGACAACTTCATGAGTAGCAACTTCTCCCTTAAACATCATAAAAGAATATCTACTGGCGGGTATAGTTCTTCCTAGTACAGAAAACATACCATGCCCTGTTTTATTTTTTGAAGCGAGCCAGATATGACATTTAGTATGTGCTTCTGATTGATCGACCTTTTTTAAAAATCGTTCTTTATCTTTTTTACAGTCTATTAATTTATAGGATTCTTTGTATTTCATATGCCCTTTATAAATTTATGATAACACTTAATATTTATGATTTTAGAGAACTACAAAATAATAAATAAATGTAATATGGTAGAAAACCATAATAATCTTTCAACTTAATCTATAGGAGAGATAAGATGCCTTTTACAATTAGTCCAGGCGTTGTAACCAAAGAAATTGATTTAACGACTGTCGTTCCTGAAATTTCTATGACAGAGGGAGCAATCGCCGGTCCTTTTAGGTGGGGACCTTCATATTGGAGTACCACAGTCTCTAATGAATCAGAATTATCGAGCAGATTTGGTAAACCTGACGCGGCCACATATAAAACGTTTTTTACTGCCGCAAGTTATCTCGCATATTCAGGTAGCCTTAAAGTAGTACGTACACCTAATATAACTGATGCAAAAAATGCAACAATGGATTCATCAAATACTGTCTATATTGCAAATGATGAAGTATATGAAAATACTTATGATCCAGATATGGGAGGAACACAGAGTGATGATTATGGTCCTTTCGTAGCAAAATATGCTGGAGACCTCGGAAACAGTTTAAGAGTTTCAATGTGTGGAGCCACTAAAGCAAACACAAATTCAGATGGAACACTTAATAGTAATACAGATGTAGGTCTAACAGGAACAATGACATGGACTCAATCTAGTGGAGCTCTTGGAGGTTCAGGTACAGCATATACTACAGAATTGAGTGTAGGAGATGTTATTACATTAGGTACTCAAAAATTAGTAATAGCTGCAATAGCTTCAGCTACGGCCGCAACTGCACGTAGTTCACATGGATCAAATATTACTTCTGGTGCCGCTGTTCGACATAAGAGATCGGGATTCGGTGAACCCGCCTCTCAAATGATTGGAACATGTGCAGCAAGTGCTAATGGTACAGTTATTACAGGAACTAGTACATTTTTTGATCTTCAAGTAAATGTAGGAGATACAATTAAACTTGTAGGAACTAACGAAGAACGAAAAGTTTCTGCGATTTCAAGTAATACCTCATTAACTGTTTCAGAACCTTTTGTTGCCGCAGCTTCTGCGAACACTTGGTCTAGACAATGGGAATATGCAGGTTCTTTTGATAGCGATCCTGTTACTTCATCACATTGTGCAAGAAATAATGGATCACAGGATGAAATCCACGTTGTTGTAATTGACGAAGATGGAGAATTTACTGGAGCTAACAATACAGTAGTTGAAACCTTTACGGGTTCAGTTGCAGGTGGAGCCAAAGGTGAAGATGGACAGAGTATTTACTATAAATCTTTAGTAAATAGAAAATCTGACTATGTTCGTTGGATGGATCATGACTCATCTGGTGATGCAGATTCTGCTCTTGGAACACTCGCATGGGGTGGAGCTGCAACAGGAACATTTAACGGTAAAGGAATTATCGTATCTGGAAGTATGACGGGTGGAGCCGCAGGTTCAACTCCGACAGCCGGACATGTTCAGACAGGTTTTGATAAATTCAAAAATGCAGAAGAAATTGATGTAACACTTCTAATAACTGGCGATGCAACTGCCGCAACTCAAATCCATTGTATCAATAACATTGCAGAATATCGTAAAGATTGTGTGGCATTTGTCTCACCTCTTCAAGCACATGTCGTTGATAATTCAGGAAGTGAAACTACTGATGTAGTTGATCATAGAAATTCTATGCCAAGTTCTTCTTATGCTGTTATGGATTCTGGATGGAAGTATATGTACGATAAGTACAATGATGTCTATCGATATGTTCCATTAAATGGTGACATTGCAGGATGTTGTGCCTTTACTGATGAATCAAGAGATCCTTTCTGGTCACCAGCCGGATTAGATAGAGGTAATATCAGAAATGCTATTAAACTTCCTTATAATCCAAATAAAACACAAAGGGATGATCTTTACAAAAATGGAGTTAATCCTGTTACAGCAATGCCGGGAAGTGGAATTCTTCTTTTTGGAGATAAAACACTATTAGCAAAACCGGGAGCATTTGATCGTATCAATGTTCGTAGATTGTTTATTCTTTTAGAGAAATCTATAGCAAGAATGGCAGAATCTTTCTTATTTGAATTCAACGATTCGTTCTCACGTAGTAGATTTACTGCTACTGTTGAACCTTTCTTGAGAGATATTCAAGGAAGAGGTGGTGTTCAAGACTTTGCTGTTGTATGTGATGATAGCAATAATACTCCGGAAGTTGTTGATCGTAACGAATTCCGTGGAGATATTTACGTTAAACCATCACGTTCAATTAACTTCATACAACTACAATTCGTAGCAGTACGTTCTGGAGTTGAATTTACTGAAGTTATTGGCGGATAACATATAAATAGTAATAATATATTTAAAGATGGGGGAAGACGGTGATTGCTGAAGAGTGCACTTGTAAAAATAAACTTCCCCATCCATCTTAATTTAATCATCGGAGAAAAAAACAATGGGATCATTTTCAGTTGATAAATTTACCTCAAAATTGGGGCAGGGTGGTGCATTAGCAAGTTTATTTCAATGTGAACTTACATCCGCTAAAGGAGCAGGCAGTACAATAGGTGATTTTGCTTTTTTATGTAAAGGAGTGTCATTTCCTGCATCAACTATAGAAGTGGCTACAGTTACATTTATGGGAAGAGCATTAAATATTCCTGGTAACCGTGCAGCCGGACAATTAACAACAACAGTTTATAACGATGAAAAAATGGCAATTAGAAACCATTTAGAAAATTGGATGGAAATGATTAATTCTCATTCATCTAATAAACGAGCTACGGCAATGAAGAAATTGTCGGGTGGTGGAACTGGTACAGGAACCCCCGGTTCATATACTGGATCATTAAGTATTTCCCAACTCGCAAAAGACGATACAGGTGCAACTAAAGTATATAAATTTATGGATGCCTGGCCTTCTTCTACTGGAGAAATAGCTTTATCATGGGATACTAATGATATCCAAACCTATGATGTAACATGGGAATACAATTATTGGAGCTCACCTCAAGGTGGTGCTGGATCTACGTGATATTTGGTATATAAATATTGATGTTAGAAACAAATTTATATGGGAGTAGATCAATCTGCTCCCATTTTCACCTATTAGGAATAATGTATGGCAATTGAATTATTTGGGTTTTCTATAGGGAGAACAGATCAAGATAAAAAAAGTAAAAAATCTTTTGCTCTCCCAGAGCCAGAAGATGGTGCACTTGAAGTTGCTCCTTCTGGTGGCGCATACGGTACGTATGTTGATCTTGAAGGTGTAGCAAAAAATGAACAAGATTTGATCCGAAAATATAGGGAAATGGCAACATATCCTGAATGTGATCAAGCAATAGATGATGTTGTTAATGAAGCTATTGTTACAAACAGAGAAGAATCTCCTGTTAGCGTAAGCCTAGCAAAATCCAACCTATCAGACAATATCAAAGAAAGTATAAAATACGAATTTGAAGAATTAATTCGTTTACTCGACTTTAGAAGAGTAGGATACGAATTATTTAGAAAATGGTACGTTGACGGAAGATTATACTTTCATGTTATTATTGACGAAAGAAACCCTAAACGTGGTATACTAGAACTGCGGCCGATTGATCCTCTTAAAATAAAGAAAGTTAGACAGCCTAAAATTGAAATGAGTTCTCAGGGTGAAGCACACCTTGATACATCAGGATTTCAAGAATATTATATGTTTAATGAGAGAGGAATTTCACAAGCTTCAGGTGGTACAACAATTCAAATTTCAGGTGATTCCATTTCATATTGTCATTCAGGTGTATTAGATCCTGACAGAAAACAAGTTTTAAGCAATCTACACAAAGCAATCAAACCACTCAATCAATTACGAATGTTAGAAGATGCGGTGGTCATTTATCGTATCTCACGTGCTCCTGAACGTAGAATTTTCTACATTGATGTAGGTAATCTACCCAAGATCAAAGCTGAACAGTATCTACGTGACATTATGAACAAATACAAGAACAAACTTGTATACGATTCTAATTCAGGCGAAATCAAAGATGAACGTAAGCACATGAGTATGTTAGAGGATTACTGGCTTCCACGAAGAGAAGGTGGTAGAGGTACAGAAATTACAACATTGCCGGGAGGGGAGAACCTTGGTGAGTTGGCTGATGTTGATTACTTCAAAACAAAACTATACAAAGCACTTAATGTTCCCCCTTCACGGTTAGAACAAGATTCAGGTTTTATACTAGGAAGAGCAGAAGAGATTTCAAGAGATGAAGTAAAATTTACTCGTTTTATTGAACGATTACGTGCAAGATTCAATATTTTATTCAATGATCTCATAGAGAAACAGTTATTACTTAAAGGTATCATTTCATCTGCAGATTGGAACGTTGTAAAAACTCAAATTGTTTACCAATGGCAATCTGATTCACATTTTGCTGAATTACAAAATGCACAAATGATGAGAGAACGATTAGGAATACTAGTAAATGATATGGGTTATAGAGATGAGGTTGTTGGTAAGTTCTTTTCACAAGAATATGTCAATAAACAAATTCTTAAATTGACTCAAGAAGAAATTGATCAAATAAAAGATCAAATTGAAGCTGAAAAAGCTGATGCCGGTGGTGGAGAACCAGAAGATCAACAATGGGAATTTGATCCATCTGCAAATAAACCAGATTTAAAAGTTATATCTGGGTAAAATTTATAAATAGTATAAATATAATAGAGGA